TGAGCAGAGTCACCGCTTGAACCAATCTTAGCAGAGCAACCGCTTGAACCAATCTTAGCAGAGCAACCGCTTGAACCAATCTGAGCATAGTCACCGCTTGAACCAATCTTAGCATAGTCACCGCTTGAACCAATCTGAGCAGAGTCACCGCTTGAACCAATCTGAGCAGAGCAACCGCTTGAACCAATCTGAGCAGAGTCACCGCCTGAACCAATCTTAGCATAGTCACCGCTTGAACCAATCTTAGCAGAGCAACCGCTTGAACCAATCTTAGCAGAGCAACCGCTTGAACCAATCTTAGCAGAGTAACCTCCGTTATTATTCTTCGCAATATCTGTCTTAACCTTTGTTGGTGAGGTAATGTCTTTCAGCCACTCGACACCGACCTTAATGATGTCTGCCAGCTTCAACTCAGCCTTAATCTTGATACGAGAAGAGCATACCTTTGTTGAATTTCCTTCTTCATCAATCTTACCAGACTGTTCTACTTCTGCAAAGCGAGAGCTAAGCATGTCGTAGTGGTCCCATACTTCCATTGGAGACTTGCAAGCATGAAAACCTCGATCGCAACACTTGATTTCTCCGTCCATTTCGTACTCTTTTCCAACTTCATACTGGAATCCTCGGCATTGCATATTCTTGTCGAATGCCTTGTACGATTTGATTACTTTTTCACTCATATATTACTATCTATTTATATCCTTTGTAGGATGGTTAATAACTAAAGTTCATCAAACTCTTTCTGAAATCTCTGTTCTGTTTCTGATGCAAGTTGCGAGAATTTAGAGTTGAACTCTTTGTCGCAGTTGAGCAAACCATAAAGACACTCTCCAAGAGTTGCCTTAGTAGTAGTATCTGGCATTGTTAGCGTTGCCGCTTTTGGAATTAAACTATTAGCTAAAAGATTAGCACGTTCTAATTGTTCTTTATTCATATTACTATATTTATCCTTTACAGGATGGTTAGTTAATCTTCCACTTTTTCAAGGGAAAAATAATCAATTCCCCAAGCTTCGTTTGCGTATTGATAAGGTTCTCCATTTTTCTTTATTTTTCGGATAAGAAAACGAACCTTAATTTCATTCTTGCCAAGAGATATGGCTTCTTTTAAACGTTCTATGATAAAGATATTGCCATCTTTATCTTTCACCTTGTCACCTTCCTGAAAAGGTAACAAACTTAGAAAGTCGTTCATTATATCATTCTTCTTTTTGCGAAGCTCTGATATTTGTGAATCTGCCATCTTTAAGCAACCTTCTACATTCTGTAATTCGTTGTATAATTCTTCTTTTGTCATATCATTAAAATTTATGCCCGAAGGCGTTAAACATTTAAATACTTATGTATCACTTCCATGATACAACATTTTGCTTTTGCTTTAAAGTCTTCAATATAAGAAATAATATCAAACAATACTTTTATATCTTTGATATTCAATTTTTCTATTTCATACTTTGAAACAACAATCTTGTACTCCTTACAAATCTTTGGACAAAGTATCACTAAATCATACTTATTTTCTTCTAAAATATAAAAGTCTGATGTACTACTTCCACCATCCGTTATTTGTATGAAAGGTACTTCATCCTTAAAGTAAATGGTATTATATGGACGACGTTCACAATTATGTTTTAAGATAATTGCATTCTGCTTATCCCATTTATAAAACTCTATAGATTCTTTTTCCATATTGTTACTAATTATGCCCGAAGGCTGTTAAACAATCATGCTACTATCCAATCCAAGACCAAAGAAAAGGTGCTGGAGTTCATGGACATAATGAATCTCATATTTTAATGGCTCTCCACGCATATCTATATCCCAACCATCCTCCTTATTTTGATAATAAAGCTGAAAACAGGTATAGTTGTCTTCATCATCTTTGTCACCTCCCATAAATGCTTCTGATAAAGAAAAAACACTTCCGTCTTTTCCTTCTTTATCCCAGCCATTTCTCTCTAATATGGCAGGAGTAAGTGGAATAGGTTTGATTTCCTTACTTGTTACTCTTGCAGAATTTCTTCTCATAAATCCTATGAGATAGGATGTTTCATAAACTTCACAGATTTCAGCAATATAGTCTTTAATTAAAGATGTATAAATCACCAAATCTCCTGGAATGTATTTTGTATCCATACGCTTTACTCCTTAACTTCTTTAAACATTACATTCTTGCCGTCTAAGCGGTTATAGCAGTAGTCTGGGGGGACAAGCATACCCTTCATTTTCGAAGAAGCAGCCTTGACAAGAAAAACTTGTTGCTTCAACCACCTCCAAAATTATTCTTTCTCCAACTTTAAGTTCTTTCATACGCTATTTATTTTAAACATAACAATCTGCTTCAAAAGGGTTTCCGAACCTGTCAAAGACAATAATATCGGCTCGATCATTGCTTACCTCCTCTCTTATTGCTTCTAATTGCTGAATAACGTTATCAATCGTCTTACCGCTATAGTCTATAGCTATCTCTTTTAAGACAGTTATTTTGGCATTAAGCCTTGCGTATTCTCCTACTGTCATTATTCTTCACCTCCTTCCTTTGGAAGTAAATCATCAACGTAAAGCCAACGAGCAACTTTATAGTTCTTACAGATGTTGTGCCAAATCTGAGAAGGAGTTCTATTAAACTTATCCGCTTCTTCATTCAAGATAATGGTCTTTGTAATACCATTTTCCCAAACATAAGTTATTTGCTTGTTATACTTTGGCTCTTCTTCAATAGAATGCCATAAGTCTTTCAAGAATTCATGGATAGCCCACTTTGCACCATCCTTAAATAATTCTGCACCAAACTCTTGACAGAAATGATGCTGACCATCAACCTCTGTGTCCTCATAATAAGACATTACAGGTAAATCTTGCTCATGTAAATCTGCTGCTTCTCTTGCAGCTTGTTCAAGCTTCTTATCATCTATCATAACCATCCAATTAATTTACACATTATTAAATAAATATTATAAGTATAACGGTCGGACGGATGATTATTACAGAAATCTCCTAAATCACTTGTCCAATCTAAGACCCACTTTGTGTGTAATAATAACCATGAGTTTCTTCTCACTCTTTCCATTCTTTAGTAGTACCAATTAGCTTTGCTGTTTCCTCATTATAAGGAAGGATAATTAAGTTAACCAAATCTTTATCTATAGACACACCCATTGGAATAGCACCATACTCATCAACATAAGAAACGAAACTTGCTTCCCATATAGAGCCTTCACAATTCCGTATTTTCCAAATACATCTGTCGAATGGCTTAAACTCGCACTTTGGCTTCAAATCCACAATGGCTTTCTTCTCAGCATTCCAAGCTTTATTTTCCTTTGTGAGAGCTTCAAAGAGCTGCTTCTTTTCTTCTTTTGTAGCAGGGCGATAAATCCCCCCATCCACCCAATCATCATTAGAATAATTTAAATAGGGAGTATCTGCATTTGCACGATAATACACATAATTAGAAATATAAACTTCATTATGGTCTTCATATAAACTTTTAAATATTCCGATTTTGATAGCCCTGTAAGTTTTACAAAAATATATATCTCCATCTTTTAATGGAATTGTTTCTAAAGTTTCCAAGTTTAATCCAGCCTTTAATATACAAGCTTCAACAGTAAGTATATGTTTCTTAATGTTTTCTTTATTTTCCTCTAAAGAGTAATTCTTAGTAAAAAGAGTTTCTTCTTTTTCAGAAAAGCGTCTATAAGCAGGAACACGTTCACCCCAAACGTACTTACCAACAAATTTAGTATAAGTATCGTCTGTAAATCTATCAAAAAATATAGTTTCCTCGCCATCATTACTTACTAGCACATCGCCTTTCTTCCAGGCGAACTTAGACCAATCTCGCATTTCCTTTGATGGGAAAACGACACATTCTCCATCATCATACAATTTGCCATTTTTATCAAGATACCCTTCTCCACCATTCATAAAACCAAACTTTGAATTATAGAAGGATATTTTGAAACTTTTATCATCTGCTTCTTCTAACGTGCATTTACCACAAGCGGAAGAATACAACTTAGTTCCTTGCGGTTTACTCTCTAAAATAGCCGCTATATTAATCTTTGTTTCCATATCTATCTTTCAATTAAGTTAGCTTTTAACTCTCTCAACTGGTTCAAAGCATCATCGAGAGCGTTATGATTATTATTCTCAAAAGTCTTCCACTCTTTTATGAAATCCTTTACGGTTCTGATGTCTCTTGGTTGCCAGAACTTCCATGGAGTATTCATGTCAAAGTATTCACATAAATCTTTAATACAGAATAGATCCATCGAACCTTTAGTCCATATTGTAGTTTCTTCTGTATTATATCTATCAAAGATTTGATATAACTTATCTACCAAATATTTGTAGCTATGAACAATATGAGTAGGCTTTTTACTTATTGGAGTGTTCTTTTGCTCCATCCACCAGAGTAAAGTTTCTCCAGTAAATGTTCTATCACAAGTGTTCCAAGCATCAGGTGTTACCTGTATCAGATATGAGTCTAATACATCGAAATTTTCGTCTGCTATCACTATTCCTACCTGAGTAACAGCAGCATCATTTCTTCTGCCTAACGTTTCTATGTCTATTACAATATACTTTGCTGTTTTCATAATCTTATCAACTTGATTTGTGAAGATTGAACCATACCTTGTTGCTCTGCTTGCTTTTGTAAACATTACCTTCAAGGTCAAAGAAAACTCGTTTCTTTTGATTGAACTTCTTTGTCATTGGCTGACCATTCATGAAAGTCGTTACATCATACTCAACCAGCATAGAGCCACGCTCGTTATTCGTTGGTGGATAACCTGATTCACGTATAGAACGTACCTCAAATTCTTTGTTCCCGATTTCAAAATTTACTATTACCATGACCTTACTAATTATATGTGATAATAACTACTCGATGTTTTGCTTCCCCAATCAAAACAACCTGTTGCGTCGGGTTTTAAGAAACGCATCTCCAACTTCTTTAACGCGGCTCTGTGCTTCTTCTCAAGGTTGACGCAGTGTAGTTTCTGAGCTAACTTAATTTGCTCGACAATACCCTTTCGGGCTACTCGATATTGCTTTTCTGACATCATAGGTTATTTCTTTTAAAGTTTAACTTGTTGATAAATACCGTAGTCCTGGGTCCTTTAACTTTCGGTACTATTGTGCTATTAACGTTTGCACATACGGCTGTATTTATCGACGTTCCAGCTCTGTCTAACCGCTGTTTTGGGTTGTCGGTCTCCCGGATGTTTAAGGCTCCTATCGTGCCACCATGATAAGGTTTATGGCCGACCGATTTTAAATTGTTTACTCACCGATTTCCATTTTCAATCACTTTTATTAATGTCGGGTGGTTCAAAAGGAACTTCTAACCAAAATATTCTGTACCGACAATCTTTTATATTTAGCAGAATCTGTAATTTATGTAAGCTGATTCTGAACCGAATATTCGTTCTGTCTCATTCATTCCGGAATCCCTTATCTCGTCAATGACGACACTTCTGCAGGGCGCACATTCCTTCTTGATTAACTTACTTATATTTTCAAATCTATAAGAAAGGTCGTTCTGATCGTAATCGTAAACATTGACCTTTTCGCAATAATATTCATTGTTCTTTACACCTACGACTATCTCTATAATCTTTGTTGCCATTTCGTATGTGTAAATAAAGCTATAAGCATTCTCCTCAATGGCCATTTCGAATGCGCCTTTAGCTATATCATTGATTAATTCCCTTCTCATCGCTTAATCGAATATATGATGGTTCAACTTTCTCTTTCTGAGGTTTCTCTTAATTACTTCCATATCCTTGTGGTCGTTAGTGTGGTCCGCAAGTAACTTGATGATTTCGTATATGTCATTTGCGTTGTCCTCAATATCGGCACAGATGTTATTGTCACCAAAGAAACTCTTTGTAAATGGCTTCAAGTGAAAGTAGTACTTCTTCGCTGCATTTTGCATCTGATTATAGTGCATCTTCTGCTCTTGCTTGTACTGAACATCAAGGAGTCTTAGCATAGATTGCTCATCCGTGATAAGCTGGTCTAATATATCTGACACCATTGCTATCAAACAGCCATTTACTTGTAGGCGTGTTATTACCTTCTCTTGTTTTATATCTGAACGGATTCCCTTGCTCGACATGGCTGTCTTCAAATCTTCTACCGTAACTTTTTCGTCTTTCATTGTTCTTATTTTTAATTATCAAACCATAACCTGCATACCCTCATAAGCTATGCGATTACTACATAATCATGGAAGTCGAGATACCATATAGTCTATCTCCTTATCCGTAAGTTCCAGATTATTCTTAAATTTGAATTTAATGATAGCATTAATTCCGACCTCGCCTTCAACCAACTGGTAAATAGCATCTTCATCAAATCCTCTATCGAGAATTTTAATAATTTCCATTCCTAAATCATACCTGTTGGCGGAATTAATTTAGTGCATACTTAATTCTGCCAATGGGCTTGTCGTTAATGAAGTTTACGTATTGCAGAATGGTAAGTGCACTAATTTTGCCAATGATCCTGGCAAACAAAC